GCGCGAGCAAGGTAACTTTCGACCATGACTACATCCTTCGATTGTAAAACGCACTCGTGCATCAATCCGACGTTCTGGAAATTCGCCATGTAACCGTGAGCAGCCTGCTCGATTTCTTCCTCTGAGATAACGTCGCCTTCCAGGTCTTCTTCTTCAGGCACCAAAACCGGAGCCAGCACGAATCGCCCATCCTTGGAGGCTTTGACAATCTTGCCCCTTCGAACAATACGATCGCCCCCTTGCTGCACTTGTTCGTCGTCTTCCACAGCGAAAGCCGCTGCTGCCTCAGCCGATGCCGCAATGTATAAATCAGAAGTCCCAAACCAGGCAATCTCTCCATCGACTACTTGACAGCGCCCAAGCGGCCCACCATCGGGATTCCGCAGATAGAATCGACACGCCCCGCAGGTCTTGTCCGAATCAGGAGACGGCTCGACATAATTAGCTTCTTCCTTGCTGAAGAGACGACCCATCCTCTCTATCTGCTCGAAAGTTTCCCGAACAGTCCAGCCCCGTGCGCTAATCGGCAACCGCTTTTCCACTTCATACTCCTTTACGTTTATCTTCTGAAGTTTCTGTCCGGGATCACCCCATACGATAAACTTTCGCCGTTTGCTCCGCTGGTCTTTGACCTGTTCCTCCAAGTCGTTTTCCTGTGCGAAAGGAGTCTGACTCTTTTCTTTTGTAATGAGCCAAACACGTTTTCCGCCGCCCGAGGCGAATCGCATCATGAATCGACCGTTCAATTTCTTCCCTGTGAAGAAGACCTCAAAGGATGATTGATTGCACACTCCGATTTCGTATGTTCCCGAGTCCTCCACGAAGAACTTTGAAAATGCTTTGGCCGTCGATCCGACACCGCCCGGCTCGACAATAAGTGGCGATTGTTTGCCCACGTCTAGCCATTGCCGGGGTTGATGCAATTTGAACGCGCCCTGGAGAGCATGTTCCTGAGGCAGATTGACCAGTTGGTCCCCCTTCCCGTTGTCCTCCGCCTTCCCGATGAAAACTGTGAATCCCCATAGAGCGTCACCGAAATCAAAGCGAAGATCACCGTGAACGCTGTTATCAGTTTTCAGAAGTTCTTCTTCGCTGAAGTCTTTCTCTCCTTCAGACAGGCCTTTCCAATGATGATGGTACACGAACCGACCTTTTCCACTTTTTGGAAAGGAGTCTTGCCAGTTCTCCCGCCAGAATTTCGCCGCTGTGGCGCTTCGGGTTCCGCCTTCTTCTCCTGGAGCCGTCTCTTGCTTCGTGACTTCGTTAATCAGCAGGTCGGTGAGAGTCTTATCCCACGCTTTGTTTCCCCAGCCGATTTGTCCAACTGTTTCTTTTGTGAGGTCACCGTCCAGGTCACTGGCCACATCGAAGGCCTGAACGTCCGGCATTTTTTGTGCAACCCAGCGAACGCCTTCTGCATCTCGGAGGAAATACCACTCACCAAAGCCGTCCGCGACTCGATACAAGAAGGAAGCATCATTCCCCGAAATAGGGGTTATGTTCGCACCTGTTTCAGCAGGGTCCCAGCCGTGTTCCTTCAAATGTGATTCATACGCCAGAATCACTTCGGGGTCAAACTGTTTCTCTGCCTCTTCACGAACGGAGACGCCCTCTCCAGTTTGGGGAGTGGCCGATTTTAGGTTTTCTTCTTGGGGTTCTCCTTTTTCAGGGAAGACTACGCCGTCACTATCTATAATAGTCCCTTCCCCCATTTTTATCAAGCCCTTATCTTGTGCTCCCCTTCCACCTGCATCAATGGTGCGAAAGCTGCCCTCTTTGAAGTCTCCAGGCTCCCGCTGTCGAAAGCGCAACCTCTCTTCTGTTTCGTCCAACTTGCTGGATTTGAAGTCGTTATCTTTCAGCCAAGTCTTGGCTCTGGCGACCGTCCATTTCTCTTTGTCGAAAAGCACAGCCTGGACAGTGGTAGTGGTTTCCCCTTTCAACCGTCCGATGACAAACTGAATTCCCTCAGTCTGCTTTGACATTCGTTCGATTTCTTTTCGAGGCCTCAGTACCAGGTCGAAGAGAGGAATGTGCCCTTCACCCTCTGGAATGTATGGTCCCTGAGCATTCGCCATCCAGTGAATGTCAAGCCCGTCCTTTGCTGGGTCAAGCAGCTTCCGAGTCAGCAGCCAAATGGAGTCAGTCCAACCCTTTGGTATGTCCTCTCGATAGTCTCTGAGTAAGATGTCAACGTCTCGAATTTCCCTGTTATCCTTTGAGGTCGCTGAGCCAACGAGAGTCACATATCCTGGAACAAGTACAGTCTCTTTCGATTCGACCAACTTCTCCGCGAGCCAGTCTTGAACAGCCTGAGCCCCGGTCTTTCTCAATCCCGACAAGCGAAGAGCCTCTTCGACATCGTAAGTCAACTCTTCCAAGTAGTAAACGTCACGGGTCTTCTGAAGAATCGCCGGATGATATGTGGCCAGAACGGCCTTGCCGCTAGGCGTCGCCAGCGTTTCACCTCTCAAATGATCGATGCTTTCATTCTTACCTGTCAGAGCCAACGCCGCAATCTTACTCATAGCGACGATGACCTTCAGGTCTTCCATGCCGTCCAGGTATTCGACCAGAGCGTGCCCCCGCTCGATCACATCGTCTGGCGTGACACTCTCTTCCCGCGTGTCGTACACATTCGCCAGGACGATTTTATTCAGGCTCACTCCCCAGCCTTCCAGCAGTTCTTCGACCAAAACCAGGCCCCCGAGGTCATTATCAATCCCCGGCCCGTCGCCGACGAAGGCCAACACGATCTTTGAAATTTCAGGCCCTGTCATCGAGATTTCATCATCGTCTGGAAGTGGATCATTTCGATCTTCGAACTCTATCTCTAGGAGCAGATGAGAGTCGAAGACATCTTCCTTTGTTACCTTGCCTTCGTCAATCTGCGCTGACTCTCTGTCTCCTAGTTCAACCCATATTTCATGAAGCCGACTGTGAAGTTCATTCAGGTCGTTTTTGCCCATGCCTTGCAGAAGTTCAACAGTCAATCCTAGTAATGGAGGACGCTGCGCCTCGACAGATACAAGTAACCCGCCAAGAGTATCGTCGCCGATCTTCAGGTCCTTTGCTATTTCTTCTTTGCCGAGAGATATAAGATGATCCACTTCGTATTGTGCCCAATGATTCTCAAGCGACGTATGTGCAATATGGAAGTCTCGCCCTAGACTAAATCGATGGGAAGGTTTTGCAGTATCCTCTATGAGGACTAACTGTCCTTCCGGGGTATTGGCTACGTCACGAACGATGTGTTGATAAGGTTGTTCCTTCAACATTCCGAGACCGAATGCAATCCAATCTTCTTCTTTTACTTTGTACGAAGGCGCGGCTGGTTTCGCGTCTCGACTTTGAATCCAGTCACAAACCTGGTCCTTTGAAACAGGCCCGTCAACAATCGTACACGTGTTAGGCTTCTCGAAGAAGACACAAAAACCACAGCGTTCGCCGAGATTATCTTTCAAGGCGTCTCGAAGATTCGCCCGATCATTGTTGAGTTTTTCCGGTTCCTGTTTATAAATTAGTTGAGCAGCAATTCCGGTCCTTTGGCCTTTCCCCATGCGACGCGCTCGCTCAGCAGCAATCGCCCGGCCCACGCTCAGCGCCCGCTCACGGGGGGACTTGCCGTCCTTGCCCGACGTAAAGCACACGCCCTGCTCACCCCATTTGAATCCTTGCTTCCCATCCTTTTGACATCTTAAAACCGGCATTAGCCACCTACCTTCGAAGAAGATTGCATCCGACAAAGTGGGCACCTGTGAGTTTCTTCATCATTCGGTTGCCCTATCGCTCCCCAGCCTTCGGGAAGTTTGAAGTAACCTGTCTCGTCGTCTTCGCCTGTCTCTTCCCACTGACGATGAAAAACTGCGTCGCACACGTCACAAAAGATCACCTGTTTGAACCATGTCTTGATCATGGGTTCGGCTCGCCCTCGTAAGGCTCCGACGCCCGCAGCATGTATGACTTATAGGTATTCTGCAATTCGAACAAGAACCCCAGCGGGTCAGTCTCCGGGTCAGTCCCATCGGGGGGCGGTCCAGTCTCGGGCTCTTCGACTACCTTCATCAAAATCTCTTTCTCGTCACCAAGAAAGTGAAATCTTTCTCCGTCCCAAGAGAGAGTTCCGATTCTGATGTCGTCTGCTTGCTCATTCATTGAAAAAAAGTCTACGTTTGTTGGCATTAGAAAGCCTGCCTCCCTATACGTAACCTCTCGTCAGCCCCAAATAATTCAGGAAAACTTCCCATCTCCGCTAAAGTGTTAATTCGCTCTTGCATTGCATCAATCGACTCTCGATCAATTCCATTTTTCAACAGCGCCTGTTCGATGTCGCCCCATTTGTCACGCCATTTCCTAACCAACGCCTGAGGCATTTCAAGCCCCTCGTCATTGGCTTTCAAAAGAATGGCCTTGTCGTACAAGCTGTCTCTCGAATTATTAGTGTTTGGGAAAGCGAGACCATTATCAATAAGACCGAAACTGCCTTTTTTTGGTCCTTGGCTTCGTATCATCCAGTTCCCTTTGTGACGATCCGTCTGTCCAATGGCATAATCATAAGCCGCCGCTCTTCCTAAGTCTTTTTTTCCGTCGTAAGGATCGCGCATTTTGTGGGCTTCTTTGCCCGGAACAAACTCCTGAAAACTTCCAATATCTCCAGTTAGATTGTCCTTTCTTATAACCGTCACCGGAACCAGATCATCCATGTCCATAACCTTCGCCACATCGTAAGCCGCCGCTTCTCGCTGATAGAAAGTTCCTTTCTCAACCGACAGTCTCAAACCTTTCTCGCCTCTTTTTGGTTTGAAAACACCGATCGTTCCATCTTTGAGTACGTGTTTCTCCGATATAGTTGCTCCGCCTCCCAGCCTAGCTTTTGAAACTGCTGGAGTGGTAAGCATAGTCGTTTCTCTCGCTGATTGAGTCACGATCGCTTGAGCCGCAGCCTCCGGCGCTATTGACTGAGGGACAGACGGCACAGCCTCTGTGAATCCTGGAAGAGCAGGTTGACCAGGCCCTTGTGCCACAGGAGCCCGAACAGCAGCAGGTTTGCCCGGAGCGTCCGGGGCAAGCCGCGCAGGAACCACAACAGCCGGGGCTCTAGGTAAACGCTGGCCCACCAAAACAGGAACTGTCGTGCATCGACAGCGAATGATGTTCGCCGCGCTCGCCCTTGAGTCACCTGGATGTTGCAGCCGTTCACCTCCCACTATGAAAGGAGCATTGACCAAAACCACTTGACCATGTGCCTGCTTATGATTGAACTGGTCGCCCGGTCTGTTTCCACGAACCAGAGCATCGCCAGCCGTGAGCCACTTTTTACGACTGACCAACTTGCTCGCTTTGTATGACCCGAGGGCTCCGGCATTCATCGCCGAGTTGACCTCTGTTCTCACGATCCGTTCGATTCGGGCAGGGGCCTCGTTCACAAGAACTCTCCGAATACGATTCTTCATATCACCAACTCGATCCCCGGCCTCGATGCCTTTCATGAGTTGACCCCGCATGTCACGGATAAGGGTCCCCACGATTCGAGGCGCATATCTTGCTCTGCGCTCGAACATGAAGTCACTCGTCGCAAAATTCAGTTCGTCAGGCGAAAACAGCCCGCGACGCTGCTTCAGAAGTTCTTTAAGAGACCGTCTCTTCTTCTTCACCACGCTCGAACTCCGTGAGTGCCTCTTCAATGTCCTGGACACCTTCTGCAAAGCCTGTTCTGAACGCCGTCCTCAGTAACGCTTCCGAAGTTGTGAACAGGGCTTCTTCTGTACCTTCCTCGTTTGGCAGTGCTTTCAAAGCCTGGCTTTCGAGGATAAGGTCTTCGTCGTTTTTCCCTTCTCCAATCCGACGCTCGATCTCGCCAGAGAGTGAGCGGAAGAACCGCCCAATTTTCCGCCCGAATCGGGCACTGAGCGCTCGTTCTTTTGCACTCATTCGCTCCAGCTTTGCCATGTCCTTTTCGCTGTATTCGAGCCCGTCCGCTGCGACCGGAGCCCCAGCTTCTGCTAGAGCATCGACAATCATCGCCGCTTCTTCAGGCGAAAGGTCCTCTTCAGGAGTCTGAGAGCCGAAGGGAGGTGCGCCGCCGTTGCCCGCTGGCCTTTGCCCCGCCTGTGCTACTCCTTTTCCTTCCAGAATATTAGCCGCTGTTTCAGCATTCGAAGTCACGATGAACTCGTCATCGCCAGGGAACCGTTCATCGATACCGAGGATCAGCTTCCGCGCTTCGAAGGGTCGCATAATCCGACGCTGAGGATCAGCCGCCTTCTGCGCCGCCACGACACGACTTGCTCGCGCCTCCACGAACACATCGACCACAGACTCGTCAAACCTCCACACTAGCTCAGGGTCCCAATCCCGAAGCAGGAATTCCGTGAACTGCGCTTCCATGAGCCTGAGTTTCGGTCGAAGTGTATCCTGCCAGAAGAGCAACCGCTGCTCTTTCCGGTTTGCGAAGTTCTCACCCTCCATGCCTGCATAAATCGGAGGCACGCCGAAAGCCATGAGGATACCGGCCCGAGACATCTTCCGCTGGTTCAGCCATTCGATGTCTTTCGGGGTCACCGTAATAGGCACGAACTTTGTCCCGGCTCCCAAGACCGCAATCTTACCCGAGCGGTCCGGCCCGCCATGCGACGTTCGCCAGCGCTCTTTGATGATGTTGGCCTGGTCCTCTGTCAAAATTGATTCAGTCTGAAGGACTCCAGCAGGCACGCCTTCATTCTCCAGCATGGAAAGAGTCCCCCGCTTCGATCGCTGGTCCGCCAAGATGTCGTCGTGCGCTGCCCGCACTGGACCTGTTCCGTAGACCGTTGACAAAGGAGAAGGGAGACGATTATGCAGAAGGTTTTCCCGCCTGAAGAAGAACGGCCCAGCCGCCCCGACGATTCCGCCCGAACTGATCGGTCGCCATTCGTAACGTAATTTTCCTTTCGGGTCGAAGAACGGATCGAAAGCAATCTGAACTTCGTCGGGTCTGAATGGCCACAGTTCAACGATGTTGTTATTCCTGTCCCGGACCTTCCAGGTGTAAGCATTGCCCGTCAGTGCAAGATTCAAGACGGTTGAATAAATCCATTCCTGAAGACTGATATGTCCGTTCACCTCTCGCAAAACGTCCCATATCGGCCCGGACATAATTTCTTCGATGAACTTTCCGTCCCGCCAACGCTGAATTCTCACAGGAGCCTGAATCACGGACTCAGCCCATAGCTGAGAACAGCGATAGACCAGAGCCGACATTTTGTGAATCTTCATCTGATCATGGAAGTCGTCAGGATTAGGTTGAACCTGAAAGCCTCCAAACTGAGCGCCGAGTACCCGCAGGAAGGTCGAATCGTCGTCGCCGTCCTTTATGGGGACAACATTCATTCCCATGTGGTGGAAAACGTCGAGCATGCTTCCTCGGCTTCCGACACCTTCCATCGGAGCAACACCGATTGCTTTTCTGATTTCTTTGATCATTTGATTACCCACAGGCTCAGTTGCATTACTCCCCAACTTACAACTATCATAACCGAAATTGACAGTGCAAGAAGCAGGAATCTTCCGAGCCATTGAACGAGTTTGATTTCCCAGGTCAGGGGTTTGTCATCATCTCGACTGCCCCGTCGAAGACCTATCAGAGCGACAAAAATACACCATCCCGAGAACAACACCAAAGCCCCTAGCGACCAAAAGACTAAAAGGTTCGGAATCTGATTCAGTTGTGAGTTCACGTCTCCCTCTCTGTTTAGAAAACTTGGATCACTCCGCTGGCCAACTCGGCCCATGCCAAATATCGAGCGGTCACTGTATCATCTCTCATTCCCGGAGGGGCTCCGTATCGGATAGTCCCACTCGGGAGAACTTCGTATCCGTAGGCCAACATCTCAGCCCGTGCGACCGGATGATCGATAAATGAAGGCTCTTCCCTTTCCATCCCCATCGATAACATCTGAACATACTGCGCTTTCGAATACTGGTTAAACTTTACAGGCGTGAAAGGCAACTCACGCTTGCGTAACTCGTTCATCAGAATTTCGCCAGTGAACGAGGTCGCATCCACACGTCCCATCGGCCTGAAGTAAGAGTTCCAAATGTGTTTCAACCTTTCGTACTGCTGCTCGATACCGACCTGTAACATAATTTCAAGATGAACTTCTTTCTTGTCTTCCACGTTCCACACAGAAATGACTGATTGGTCGCGGCCTGAACCAGCCGGGTCCCAGCCTAAGACATAAGACTGTCCTTCTTTCGGAGGCTCGGGCTGGTGTCTGTGCAAGTTGTAAATGTGTCGGAAGACCGCGCTGTCTCCCTCCACGTCTTGCGCTCCGTATTCTCTGTTGAAGTGAATCATTCCTCCCGGAAGAGTTCCGTTCTCGGCCATCTTCTTGATCATCCTACACCATTTTTGAATCTCTGGTTTCGGATTCGACCATGTTGGAACTCTCAAAGCCTTGTGCGTAACTTCTTCTTCGGGAATCTGTCCCTTCTTCAAAGCCTCCGTCTGTCGAAGGCCCTCCGTGAATCCCGAGTCGAACCAAGACGCCCCGGCTTTCATCGGTCTTGCTGCTGGGGTCGATATAGCCCACAACGGAGCCGCGTTTTCCGAGAGATTCGTCAAAACGCTGTAATATGATTCCAGTTGATAATGTGCAGCCTCGTCGATCACGCCTCCGTGGTACGCATCGCCTCGTAAGTTCCAGGGCTCGTCTCCACTCTTCAGAGTAATAAGAGAACCCGTCGGTTTCAGTTCTACCTGCCACATTCCGTAAGCATCCCGAACTTTCAACAGCGATTTCGGAATGCCTTGAAGCAACGGTTTGAAGTATCGACTCCACGTCGGTTCCAGTTGCTTATTGACAGGAGCCGTCCAGAGCAACCGAGAACCCGGTACGTTTATGAACCGAATGTATAACCCCAGCGCACAACCCGCTGTCTTACCCGCTTTCGTTCCGCACTTTGCGAAATTGAAGGTTGGCACTTCAAGCACATCGCCGCCATCTCCAATCCCCATGAAGTCGCCCTGCCAGGGGAAAAGTTCTTCTTCAATGACTATCGGCAACTCTCGTGCCTGGACTGTCACTATCAATTTCCTCCGTGTGGCTCCAGTCTTGTCGATGTTTTTCTTTCCTCTGGTACTTCTTCTTTTCCTGATGGACTTCCGATGGTGGAGCAACCGGAAGTCTCACCTTGCTTTTGTATTTCTTTTTGTTGGCCATTACAAGAGGCCCATGCCCGTCGCGCATAATGCCAAGACCCCAATCCCCAAACTTAACAAAAGGGCAAGTGTTAAAACTCCGGCAATGTACTCAATCACCTTCAACATCCGATCGTCTCTATTTCTTCGGCGGAGTGTCCTCCCTTATGAGAGCCACAGTCCGGGCATTTTTCGTAACAATGATGACAGTATTTTGTCAGGCACTTCACGCATTCGATGATCAGGTCTTTGTGTAATATGCCCGGCCACTCACTTTGAGACACTTTTCTTTACCTTTCTGCTTTCCTGTCTGCCACCCGATGCCGGATTCTCAGCAAGCCATCTGTTCTGTTCAGCCATCTTCTTCGAGCCGATAGGGATTACTCCACCACCATGATGGATTCCGTCTTCGTGATTCTTCCCGCGTACTCGGTATCGACACTGCTCACATCTCGGCATGTCCGACTCCATGAAAGGGCGAAGCCCTTTCGACGCCTCAGCCGATGTCTCCAGGCTGGCAATCAGGACAGGTCTCGGTCCCCTCGACTTCTGCGTTCCACGTCTCGCCGCACTGCTTGCAATGTTTCCAAGTCGTGTCCATTATGCTTTCCCTCCAGGAGGCCAAATGCTGTGGCGCTTATCGTAATAGTCCGGGAAGGCTCTTTTTCTCTCCCCACTAGGACAGCGCCAGTAAATTCGACCGTATCTTTGCTCCGTCGTATGCTCGCAGGCGTAGCAGCTATGACAGTCGGAGCAAGCATAGTCCCAAGGTCTGGCCAGCTTCGAGTGCTCGCAGGTCATTTCTTGTCGTCCCCTGCATGGTCAATGTGCCATTGCATGTGTTTCTGGAACCACTTCGTTAAATCAGCCACGTCTTTGGTCAAGTGTTTCAGGTCATTCTTCCAAATCAACACCATGATGACCAAGACTCCGATTCCTGCAATGTCACCTGCGCCCTTCAAGAGACTCCAGATTGCGTATAGTTCCGGCATTGCTTCTCTCCCTTACGAGCAGACGCATTTCCCGATGCACATGCAAGCGTTTCGTCGCATCCGTCCGCCAAATGGATTCTTGATAGGCATTCCCCGTTCGATCGCTTCGCGCTGAGGCTGGGAAGGTGCCGATGGTGCAGCCATGCCTGCGCCGCCTCCGCTCGTTACTAGAGGCGCGATTGCCGCCGTCCACGCTTCTGTCCGGTAGTCTGGTTCACCAGCAGCAGCATCCAAGCCTGTACCAGTAACTTGCTGTGTTGCGCTTGGACCAGGTATTGTTTGGGGCGTGTCCTGCTCCTGGAAGCCGAGCGTCCATCCGTTGTTTGGAATTGCCAAGTCAAGCCGCTCTGTGTGACCGGCTTCTTCAGTTATGAACCCGTCGTCCGTAACATTGAAACCCTGAAAAGATGCAAACCTGAGAAGAAGACTGTTCGGTTCCACAGTCACAACACTTGGACAAGTTACAGTGACATTGCCGCCAGGACCGGATGATTCTAGTCCCGCGTCGGTACGCGCACTGATCGTGAAAAAGTTGGCCGGGTCTATATCCCGGTATGCAAAAGTGAATCCTTGCCCGGTTGCATTTGCGCTCCATGTAAAGGCGAAAGTTGAAGCCGCCACGTCAGCCGCATCTGCAATCTTAGTAGCAATGATTCGCCTGTAACCTACACCCGAAAATCGTTCGTTTACTACCACAGTCCATCCAGCAGGAGCGCTATTTAATGTAATCGCCCCGTTGCCACTTTCCAGCCATGCGACCATGCCGTCGCCCACGGCCAATCCCGGAGGCTTCGGCAAATTATACACAGACTGATCCTGTAGTCTTGACGTGCCGGTGTTTGCTTGAGAAACGAATTGTAGAGCCATAACTTAGTCTCCTATCTCTCCCATTGCACAGTCAACGTCTTCCTCTTCGTCATCGATAAATGAGACGAGTTCAGTAAGCCCACGACACCAAATGATATTCAAGAGTTCGTTGATACCTCGATCGATGCCACTCATTTCTTTTTCCTCTTCACTGCCCAGCGCTCACCGTGAACTGAGGCATGATGGAAGCCGTCTGTGAATCTCCAATGTCGCTTATCTTCGCAAATCACCTTTCCACAACCGTAACAGTAATTCTCTTCGCGTTCAACCTTCTTTCTGCAAACCCAGCAACCCGCCATCCGGGTTCCAGCCATTATTTTCCCCCAGTCGGCCTATGAGGACAACCGCCAGGCATGACCAACTTCTTACACACAAGGCACCATCTCAGACTTTTCATGCTC